GCTCGGATTATGCTCACGCAGGGTCCACTCGCCGCGCACTTTGAGGTCTACGACACCGAGATCCTGATCAAGGATCGCCCTGGTCGGATGTATCGAGTAGCCGCCGCAGCCGGTACGAATGACGGTGGGCGACCTACCTGCTTCATCGCAGACGAGCTGCACGAGTGGACAGGCAACAAGGAGCGCGTGCATCTCGTGCTCTCCAACTCTCTCGCCAAGCGCGCCGAGGCGCTCGAACTGAACATCTCAACGGCAGGCTCCGACGAGAACACCCTGCTCGGCAGGATGCTGACCTACGCCAAGCGCATCGCCTCTGGCGAAGTCTCTGACCCTTCATTCCTTGTCGAGTGGTGGGCAGCTGCGGACAGCCACGATCTAGAGACCGATGAGGGCCGCAGGGCGGCACTGGAGCAGGCGAACCCTAGCGCTCCTGCCTTCGTTGACCTTGACAGACTGTTGGCACGAGCCAACGAAGTGCCGATGCACGAGTGGCAGCGCTATCACCTGAACCGCTTTGTGCAGCCGCCTGACCGTTGGATCGGTGCTGAGTCGTGGGCGCGGCTGAAGGAGCCAGACCGCGTACTCGTACCAGGCGAGCAGATCAGCGTGGGCTTTGACGGATCGTATGCACGAGACGCGACGGTGCTGACCGGCTGCACGATGGACGGCTACATCTTCCTGATCAAGGCGTGGGAGAAGTCCGACACCAACCGCGACCCTGACTGGACGGTGCCGCGCACAGAGGTGGACGCGGTCGTTGAGCAGGTGATGACCACCTACAACGCCACCCTCTTCTGCGACCCTCCAGGGTGGGCGAGCGAGATCGAGGAGTGGACGCGCCGGTACGGCAAGCGCGTGGCGGTATTCCCTACTGCCACGATTGAGCGAATGGGTCCAGCCGTGGACCGATTCTTTACGGCCGTAGCGACTGGCGAAGGGCTGCGCCACGATGGCTCGCCGCTCCTAGCTCGACATATCTCCAATGTCCACACGCGCCTGACGCGCTATGGGCAGGTCTTGACCAAGGCGTACAAGGCATCGCCTGACCGAATCGACGCGGCGGTCTCCGCCGTTGTGGCGTATCAGGGTGTAAAGTTCCTGAAGGTTGAACCAAAGCAGACAGCGAAAGTGGAGTGGGTGAACCTATGATTCAGAATATCCTTGAGGTTGTGGGTGCGGTGCTTGTGATTGCAGGTCTCGCGCTATTCTCAATCCCAGTCGCATTGATTGCCACAGGCGTAGCCTTAGCTGCGCTCGGCTATACGCTAGGAGACCGTAAGTGAGCATCCTTCGTCGCCTACTTGGCACCGAGCAGCGCAATGTCACTGGAGGACAGTGGCTCAGTGATAAGCCAGCAGAATCGTCCGCTGGAGTCCAACTCAATCAGCAGAACGCAACATCGATCGGCGCGCTCTATGCGGCCGTAAAGTTGTACGCCGACACCGTAGCAAGCCTCCCAGTTGGTGCCTTCATCCGCGACGGCGGCGTGCGCCGACCGGTGACGCGCCCACTCTGGATTGATCGGCCCATCCCTGCGAACCCTAACTACACTGGCTTCCAGTTCCGCCACGCTGTTGTGTCAAGCCTGTTGCTTGACGGCAACGCCTTCATCCTGTTCCTGACTGACCGCCTTGGCGATGTCGTTGAGACGCGCGTGCTTGACCCACAGAAGGTTGAGATTCGGATGGACGAGATGGGCGCACCGATCTACATCGTGTCCACTGGCGACACCGCGTTCAGCGTTGGTCCTGACCAGATGGTGCATATCCCACTCTTCGCTACCGCTGGCACGATGCGTGGAATGTCGCCTGTCGAGCATCATCGCACGACGCTCGGACTCGCCTCTGCCACGCAGCTCTACGCTGCGAAGTTCTACGAGAATGGCGCTGCGCCAAGTGCCGTCATCAAGGTGCCAGGCGAGTTGACGCAGGATGTCGCAGACTCTCTCCGCGCATCGTTCAGCCGCCGCCACGAAGGCGTAGAGAAGATGCACAAGATTGCGGTCCTGACCGGCGGCGCAGACTTCCAACAGATGAGCGCCAAGATCAGCGATATGCAGCTTGTTGAGACGATGCACTGGGGCGTTGAGTCCATCGCTCGCATCTACGGCGTACCGCTGCACCTGCTCCAGTACCCAGGTGGCAACACCTCTTACAGCAGCGTTGAAGTGATCAGCATCGAGTGGCTGCGCCTAGGACTTGGTCCACTCATCGCGCGCATTGAGGCAGGGCTTCAGCGCCTGATCGTTGGTCAGACCACCTTCATCAAGTTCAACATTGACGGCCTGCTCCGCCCTACGACCAAGGAGCGAATGGACTCCTACGCCGTCGCGCTCAACTCAGGCATCCTGAATCTCAATGAGGTCCGAGCGCTTGAGGATCGACCACCGCTCCCAGAGGGAGGCGATCAGTTCTGGAAGCCGCTCAACATCGGCACCGTAGGCAAGGAGCCAGAGGCGTGAGCTATATCATTGTCGACCTAGACGGCACGCTCATCCTTGACAACGAGCAGCCGAATCAGCCGCTGATTGATGCGCTCAATGAGGAAGTAATGTCAGGCGAAGCAGAGATCATCGTGGTCTCTGCGCGCAAGATCGACCGACTCCAAGAGACACGCGCCTGGCTGCAAGAGAACAAGGTTGCTGGCGTTGAAGAGGTTCACCTCAATGACTTTGAGGGCAGTGCCTTCGCCACCGGCTTCCCATTCAAGGAGTACAAGTACGGCCTGCTGAAAGAGCAGTACGGCACAGAGTTGATGACTGCGATTGACAATGATCCAGCCGTACGCGAACTGGCACGCGGTCTTGGTCTTGAGGCGTACTCGCCTGAGGACTATGTCGCTGATGAGCAGCGCGCACCAGTTGCTGGCAAGGATAAGTTCACAACTAGAGAAGAGGCGGTACAGCGCGCCGAAGAGATCGGCTGCGAAGGCGCACACACAATGGACGAGAACGGCCAGACGATCTATATGCCGTGCCGAACGCACGCCGCATACGACGCGATTGTCAACGCTGGCGCAGCATCTCCAGGCTACCGCGCTGTCTACGAAGTGCCGAACTACATCCGCGACGCAGCAGCCAGAGGACTGTCCTTTGTTGAGGACGGTCTTGGCGGAGATGGCTTGCAGCCTGAGACCATCGCCGATGCGCGAGAACTTGCCGCTGGTCGAGCAGACACCGACAAGGTGATCCGTATGGCCGCCTGGATTCGCCGCCACCGTGGCGACTGGGAAGGCGTACCGCAGAACAGCGATTCGGATAACGCTGACTTCCCAGGTCCAGGTGCCGTTGCTGGCTTCCTTTGGGGTGTGGAAACGACTGACCGCGAATCAACTGATCGCGTACTCTCGTGGGCAGATGCTTTGATCGCAGCTGAAGATAGGGAGATTGTGGATATGAAAGAGAAAGAAACTCGCTCGGTGCCAATCGGTGAGTTCCGACTTGCTGAGGCTGGTGCTGACGGTCAGCGAACCTTTACCGGCTACGCCTCTATCTGGAACAGCGCCTCCGCTGGACTCCCATTCGAAGAGAAGATCGCGCCTAACGCGTTCAAGCGTTCACTGTCGCGCGCTGCCGCAGGGCAGAAGATCATCGCGTTCCTGTTCGGTCACGACGAGACGCGCGCCCTTGCCACGACAGCAAGCGGTCGCCTAGTCCTGACTGAGGATGAGACTGGCCTTCGCGTTGAGGCGAAACTCGACCCAGCCGATCCAGACGCAGCCAAGGTCATCTCGATGCTGACGCACGAGAGCGCCGCAGCTGGAATGTCGTTCGGCTTCCAGAAGGTTCAGGATGCGTGGGATGGCAACAACCGCACGATCAAGGAAGCCAACCTCTTCGAGGTGAGCATCCTTGCTGCCGGTGGTCAGACCCCTGCCTACCCTGCGACCCTTGGTCTCACGGCAATCCGCCAGGTCACTGCGCCAAAGATCGGCGTAGAGGCAGAGGCGCTGCTTGCCACACTGGAAACAATCAAGGCTGGACGCGAACTGTCCGCCGAGGAAGTGGTTGTTATTGATGCTGTCCGTTCCAAGCTCGCGCCAAAGCCTGTGGGGATTGATCCGTCAATCGCCGCTGCTTTGCTCGCGATCTCGGCGGCAGAAGGTGACGCACTCTAGGTCACGAGCCACTGCCCCACCGCCCTAAGTAGGCGAGTCCGCAGATCAGGTATCCCACCAAGGAGCGCATAAACAGATAGTCCGCCTATGCGCGGAGAAAGGATGCAGACAATGTCTGACATCGCAAAGCTTGCTGATAAGCGAGCGCATCTTTTGGTTGAGGCTCGCGGCATTGCCGTAGAGGCAGCCGACAAGGGAATCGCCCTTGAGGGTGAAGACAAGGCACGCTTCGAGAAGCTCGTTGCTGAGGCTGGCGTTATTGCCGAAGCCCTCCGCGCCGAGAAGGCTTCTGACGAGGCTCGTAAGTCGGCTGACGAGGCTCGCGCCGAGTTCGCCGCTGTTGTTGCTCCAACGGCTCCTAAGGCTGCTTCGGACAATGACCGCCTTCGTGCAATCGGTATGGCTGCTGGTGTTGATACTTTCGAGTATCGTGACATCACGACCTCAACCGGTCTCGGAAACCCAGTGTCTGTCTTCAACCGCGTCAATGTGGTTGCTGGCCAGATCAACCCATTCATCAACCCAGCGGTTGTGGATGTAATCCAGGTTGCGACCGGCAACAACATCAAGTTCCCAACTGTGACCGCGCTCGGCACGACGGCTGGTTCAGTCGCCGAAGCTGGCACGATCACGGAAGATGACTTCACAGGGTCGGCCCTGAGCCTTACCCCAGTGAAGTACGCAGTACTTGTCCAGATCTCGGACGAGCTGATTCAGGACGCAGCGTTTGACATTGCGTCGATGATCAGCGAGGCCGCTGGCCAGGAGATGGCGATTGCCCACGGCGCAGCCGCGAGCACCGCTGTCGTCACCGCTGCTGGTACCGGTGGAACGGCCGCAGGCACCGTCGTATACACATACGCCGAGCTTGTTGCCCTTCAGTACTCGGTCAAGCAGCAGTACCGAAACGCCGCGAAGAGCGGTTGGTTGATGAGCGACACGGCTCTCGGCCAGATCCTTGGCACGACTTCATCGTCGCTGCCTTTGTTCCAGCCAGGCGGACAGGGTGGCGTTGATCGTCTCCTTGGCAAGCCTGTCTACACGGCTCCAGGGATCGCCGCTCCAGCCACCGGCGTGAAGGCCGTGCTGTTCGGTGACCTTGGTCAGATCAAGACCGCCATCGTTGGCGGCGTGACCGTTGAGGCTTCACGCGAGTACGCGTGGAACCTTGGCCTTGTTTCGTACAAGGTTCAGGTCCGTGGCGCAACTGGGCTTGCACAGTCTTCGGCTGTCAAGTTCCTGAAGAACGCCTAATCAACTAGCTCGGCTAGTTAGTGGGGAAGGGGAGGCGGCCCCCCGGGCCGCC